CCAATACCGCACCTTGAGCCTTGAGCTTATCAACCATCAGCTGTGCTGCTTGGGCACGAGCTTTGTCGTACTCACCTTTTAGTTTGAGTTGTTCAAATTGATATGCACGGTTGGCAGCAGCAGCGTTTGCTTCAATCTGTGCATCATAAGACCGTTGAGAGGCATGGTAAGCTGCCATCTCTTGGTTATAGGCAATCTGAGCATTACGCTCAGCCATTTGCTGTTGGTATTGAGCTGCTTGTTGTTGGTATTGATACTGTGCTTGCTGTTGCTGATAACCAGCAATAGATTGCATTGTACCAAGAGCAGTTGACGCTACAGCCGTTACCGCAGCGGTTACTGGATCACACATTGGTTAATTTAGCAAATTCTACATACGTTAGTTTTTGTGGTCCCACCGTAGCATAACCAAGCTTCTTAAATCCAAGCATGTGGAGAAGCTTCATGTGCATTCGGTTTCGTGGATCAGCTATGTTATGAAGCACAGCATAGGAGGTCTGTTGATCGACCCATTTCTTAGCCTCCTTAAAAAAGAGTTTTGGATAAGGGCGGACATGATCTGTGGTCAACATCCAAATTGCACCACAGTTGGCATCTGTTCTGGATACCCCCGCCATTCCACACAACTGATCCTTTATCAAAAAAGATATTGGATCTTCTAGTTGGTGGAACGACTCAGGTAGAACCGTCATAGGATTGTGGCCCCACCCGAGTAGTTCGTTTAGGTCATCCGCCTGGAGGTTGGCAGCCAAATAAAGAGAATCTTCAATTGTAGCTGGGCGGATTTCGTGGATCATCGCGGTCTAATACCTTTGGTGTTATAGGTTCCTTCCCATGTCAGATTGACAAGGTTAAGAGGAAATGGAGAATTACAAGTAATATGTAAATCTGCTTCGGTCCCCTTAGCCATAACGGGAACAATATTCTCAGCTGTTCTTAGCATCGGAGCGGTGTTAAATTCCGATAAGTTAGTAGTCAGCTGAGGTAGTGTTAAAGTAAAATCAGCACGTCCTGGCACAAACAAAGAAATCTCAAATGGCCCTGATTCAAAGCTAGAGATACGAACTCTTTGAATAGTAGGAATGTTTACTTCATCAGCAACCTTCTCAACACGATAATAGAAGCTGGGAAGACGAGCAGTAGAACTGATCCGATACCCAAGAGCTAATACTTGGTCGGTTTGATCACCTTCTATTGCAACGTAGAACTGCTGACCTGCTGGAGCACCTGCGTCTTCTTCAAGATCTGGGAATTGAACAAAGCCAGAATCATCCTCACTAATAAAAACTAAGCAAGGTTGACCATCAGCAATGTTTGCCCCTTCTTTGAAAAAGACCCTTGTCTCATCATCAGCAGCAACATAAGATGCTTCTGGATTATAATCAAAGAGATCCAGGCGAAGGTCAATGAAATCACCTTCAAATGCAATAGCACCACCAGGCGTTTCAGTCAATAGATTCATCTGACTAAGGAAGAATCCATCGTCTGTCTCAAGGACAAAGTAACCAAGCTCTTCATCAAATTTAGCCAATCTGATGTTAGCGGGGAATGTCCATTTAAACCAAGACGCTACAAGGCGGTCTTGATCTTGAGTGTAATAACGGAAACAATAAATAGCATCTGGTTCTTGTCCAGACACTAAGCCAAAGATTGAAGCACTAACAGTGTTAGTAACTTGAGTAATGTTAGCAGGAATATAAGAAGGAATAACCTTTGTCAAATCACGCCTAAATGGAGGCGCTTCAAAGTTAAAGGTCAGTTCATTGGCTGAGATAGACTTTGAGTTCTGCTCAATGATAACAAACGTAGTACCAAGATCTAGTGGCTTAATTTTGCTACTATGACTAAAGGTAGACAAACCGTTTAGCTCAGCCGTTGATGGTGAGAATGCTTCGGTTCTGGTTTGTAAAATGTATTGAGCATTATCAGCAAATACCAAAAGACCACTAGGCTGCTGAATAGCATACCTAAATTCTACTCGACGCAAAGCACCAGCAGATAGGTCAATTGGATCACTATCAATAATGGTGATAACTGTTTCTGGATAAAACGACAAGAAGCTGCCTACTTGTGAACAGACAACATTTTCTTGACTCATCAACACCAGACGGTTCTTAAAGAACGAAAGTCCAGTAATTCGTTCTCCAATAAAGCTTGGGTCTGGAGCAGATTCTGCATCACCTACGGTACGTTGTCCCCATGATTGATCTGCCCAAGTGCTTCCGCTAATGGTAGCACTACCAACAGCATCAATGGTAAACGTATCGCCTTCTAGATTTTCTACAACATCTGCTGCTGTGTAATCCTGTCCAGCACGGATAATTGCAACGTCTGTGATTTGACGGTCAGCATTGACTGCGGTCACCTCAAGGCGCAGGTTAATACCTGTACCACCATAAGCTGCAAACTTCTGTCCAACACTCCAACGAGCATTACCATTGGTAGTAACACTAACATCAGTAGGGACACCATTGACCGTACCGCTGGACACAAAGGAGGCAGCAGCTGCGGCAGACAACGCTCTGAATGAATAGGTGCCATCTGCTTCTTTGATTAAAGCATGAGGCATTGTATTTGGATCAACTCCAAGGTTAACCTCAGGACCAACACTTTCTACCCAAACACCAGCACCTCTATTAGAACCGTCGCTGGTTTCAAACGTGAGGTAATAGTTGTCTTCGGAAACCTCTGCGCTAGCACCAATCTCAATGGTTTCATTATTGAGGAATTGATCAGGAAGATCAGCTACATCACCAATGGGGCTTTTGTAAGCTTTAAGACCAGTGCCTGAAATACTACCACTTGCTTCTAACGTAAAGTCAGCATTGTCAACCCTGCTAACATGGATAAAGTTAGCAACACCAATAGCTGTAAAGTTAGCGTTGGCATTAATGGCGTTGACGAGGTTGGTTATGATTGTGTTGGCGTTGAGACTAGCGCCAGAACTAGTAGGAGTACTATAAGTAAAAGCAGTGCCATCAATGGTCACCGTATAGCTGGTGTCGTATGCAACTGTGGTAAGAGTTACATAACCATAAGGTGTTTGAGCAGCAGAAACATCAACTCCGTCTGCCGTAAAGACACTACGATTAAGAACAAAGACGTAATCGTTAATCTGTAAGACTTCTATGTCATCACGATTGACGTGAGTGGCATAGGCAACTGCGGTAGCATCGACAGCATTGATTGTTTGTTGAACTCCGCTTTGAGCGTCCCACAGAGCAGTTGTGCCATCTCTGTTGATTTTAAAAATAAGCTTATCATCATCTCCTTTTGAGATAAAGAAAAAGCTTCCCTCGCCAGCAGCATTGTCTAGTTGACGAATGGCTTTAGTTCCTGGACGTTTGATTAGTCCGAACGTGGGGTCTGGATAGAAATTATCGCATTCCCTAAGCTGCCCGTCAAGCTTCAAAGAATCAGGCTGCTGTGATACCCCACCAATCAAGCCTCGATATTTTTGTGAGATAGCAGCCATAATTATCGAGCAATAGTACGAAATGGAGTATAGCTGAGGTAAAAGTTTTGACCAGTTTCCTGACCAAAGATGTTTACGTCGGAACTGCTGGTATCATAAGCGATGCAGTTAGCCCTTAGCAATGCCTCGTCTTGGGCATTAAAGGTAACCATATCTTGCGTACCAAGTGTCCGTCCAGCAAAGACACGAGTGGCTCGTTGTACGATGTAATCTTGAAAGACTTGAGGAAGATCTTCAAAGTTTTCTTTCCAAACAACATCACATTTGATAATGGTGTTAGCAGGAAAGACATCAGTGTGGTTTACCTTGTCGTAAAGCTTGCCACTACGCAATACGGTCTGGTATTTCTGATTGTTAGCAAACTTGTTATCCGAAACCTGAAGAGCTTCTGCGGGTACATAAATGTGACCAGCATCATTAACAGTAAAGGGAAAAGCTACTTCTGTGTTAAAGTGCCAACCTTCACCTTGAACCTCTCTATCGACTTGATCAAGAATATCAATAGCGATAGCGATTTCGGGGTTAGCGACATCAAGGCTCACCACCGGGGCCTGCCCGATGCCACTAAGCATCTGGTTAATTGCTTCTAATTGAGTAGTCATTATAATCGAGCAGGAAAAAGGGGGCCACTAAGGACCCCCATATGAACGTATGAAAAAAAGATCAGACGTTACGGAAAGCGCCAGCCACAGCAGTGCGGACAGAGCCACAGCCGTAGGCAAGGCGACCCACAATCACGTCACCTTGGTAGATCACCTTGGTGTCGGCACCGGTGGTTTGCACGCTGGGGCCAATAGCCTCAACGACACCAGCAGCGTCACGGTGGAAGATCAGACCGCAGGAGTTGGTGAAGTCGGTACGGATACCGTAGTCGTTGTTCTCACCACCCAGGGCAGCAGCGTCGATCTGCTCACCAGCGGCGGAGCCATAACGCTCCAGGAAGGGAATGTTGTTGGACTTGTAGATCTTGATACCAGCAATCTCATAGAGACCTTCGCCGGTGTTCAGGCTACCGCCGGTAGCACCCAGATCACGGTTGAGGATGTTGGTATCAACCTGGCTGATCAGAGCGTAGTACTGACGAGGAGACAGCACAGCCACGCGACCGTCCTGAGGGGCAGCCACTTCGTCCAGACGGGCAGCAGCTTCAAAGAAGCCATCAACCAGAGCCTGAGCGTCATACTCGTTGCCAGCACCCAGGTTCACCTGGAAACCACCAGGCTCGCCGGTCACGGCAGCAGTTTCGCCAGAGGCTTGATCCAGCACGCGGAAGATGCGGCGGTCATAAAATTCTGCGAGACTCTGGCCGATTTGACGGGCGATCGGGCCGCGAATATCGTATTGCGCAAGAACCTCATCGAGGTTATCAACGAAGGCGGAAGCGACCAGCAGGTCGTCCATCGAGATGGTGGTCTCTGCCACATCAGGATCGCCGCTTCCGAGGATAGCGGTGCCAGGCGTATGATACGCGGCGTTGATACGTCCAGTGTGGATGAATTGTGCCTCGTTGCCGTTCTTGAGGGTCCGGTTCATCACCAGGCCCTTAGCAATCGTAGCATTACGGAAGGCCTCATAGACCTCACCGGTGAATAGTTTCAGGTACAGAGCCTGAGTATCGGCACCGCCGTTAATGGCGCCGAGCTGAGTTACAGTTGCAGTCACTTGTCTAAAAGTGTTGAGTGTTTATAAATTAAAGAGTGTCCCGGGAAAAATTATTTAGTTGTGGGGTTGTCCTTTGTATTGGGTATCCACCGCAGCGGGCCAATACTCCAGTCATGACTGGGTTTTTTACGAGGTTGTCCCACCCTCGAAAGGCATGGGGGACATTGCAGTCCCCACGATCTATTACATTAGATCGCCGCTTGCAGCCAGTCGGTCTTGGATGTCCAAACGATACGCAGGATCATTCCGATACCTAGGGTCACTAATAGCACGAGCCAGTTCGGCTTGACTACGGAACCCTTTAACACTTGTGTTCTTGACAGACTTGCCAGACACACGCTTACCTTCAAAACCAACAGCGTCTTGATACCGTTGGTTCAATGCTTGAACAGCAAAGAAGATAGCATCTTTGTTACCGCTGTTGATAACATTATCAAAAGCAGCAACCTCATCAGGCTTTAGATTGTCAGCTGCCCAAGACAGGGTTTCATTATAAACATCTTCACCACCAACCGAAGCCAAGATGGCATCAGCATCTGAATCAGACAACTGTTGCGGTTGGATAGAAGCGTTCTTTTGAAGTTCAAGATAAGCATCAATGAGTTGCTCAGATGGCATCTCTTTGAGCTTTTGAACTGTCTCAGGTTTTAGTTGGTTGTTGTTACTGAAATACTCTGAGGAAGCATCTTGGATAAACTGAGCGGTTTCTGAGATGTCATCATCTTCTTGGGCGACGGGCTCATCTGACGTATCAGAGTCTTCACCGTCGTTCTCAGTACCTGTTTCTTCTTTCTTTCCAAGTTTGCTTTCCAGTTCTTTGTATGCCTTTTCCAAGTCTTCAGCGGACTTGAATTTACCGGCATACCTAAGTTCTGCTTCTTCGTCTTTACGAGCTTGTTCATATTTAGCACGATTGCGTTCTTGCTCATCGGCAATCAGCTTATCACCAAGCTCGGTTAGCCTCGCTTCCTCTGCCTGACGGGCTTCGGTTACTGCGGGGTCATTTCCGTCAAAAGTGATTTCAGCCATAAGAGGTTAGCGGTAAGTAAGTGGTTTAGTGAGTAACAAGAGAAACCTTGCCAAGACCAGGAGTGACTACCTTTTTCTTGGGTTGAGGCTTGATCTTGTTGGATTTAACACTGGGCTTGCCAGCGGATTTCTTCGCAGTAGAAAGACTAGTAGGAGTCGCTGCGGGTGCCTCAGCCTTGGGCTGGGGGCTGGCTTGATTGTTGGATTCCATCAACTTGATTTTGTAGGGCTTCAAGAACAGCTGGGTTCTTTTCAGGGTCCATCATAGGCGCTTTAGATAGCTGACCCATTTGATTCATCATGGATGCTTGGGTCATCTGTTGACGCATACGTTGTTCTTCTTCTTGACGCTGTTCAGCAGTCTTGACCAGATTAACTGTATCAATACCTTGAGCAGCAGCAAGACGTTTGATTGCTTCCTCAGGGTCAACAAACTTAACCATAGCCTCTGGACCAAGAGCCTGTGACACGGTTTGAAGGAACATCATCAGGGACTCACGGTCTTGACCACGGCCAACACCTTCGATACCTGCGATGACGGTAGGGAATACCACACCCTTAGGAAGTTTGGGAAGGATCTTAGAACGTTGTAACACGAACAGCTTACGCTGAAGATAGGGTTGCAACAGTTCGGTAGTCAGGTTCCCATAAATACCACCCAGCTGTTCATTAAGTTCTTGCTGGGTAGCGCGAATCTCTTCTGCGGTAGTACGTTCTGATTGACGTACCGTAAGAATAAGAAACGCTTCACTCAGTCGCTGTGTCAGCTGAGTGATCATTTGATATGCCGTAGAGAAGTCAGCCTGTTTGGCTACTTGTACCACCGACACATCTTCTTGACGGCCTTGGATAATTGCTCCATTTCCGGCCTTTGCCAAAGTAGCAGGCTTGACGGTAGCAGAAGGAGATACCAAAAAGACCACCTTAGCAGCAGCAGCGGAGCCCTCAACCATAGCTTGCATGAGTCCTTCAAGCGACTTAAGGTCACCGAGGTATTCTTCAATGCGTCCACGTCCATAGTCTTCACCATCAACGATGTTAAAGCGGAGGGGCAGCCAGGGGGTTTGAGTCTTAGGTGCTTTGCCGTAGCTATCTTCTATGATTTCTCCATCAACTTCCTGTCGCCAACGCCATTGTCCATCTTGGAGTTTAGCCCAAGTATAAACAGCAGTTTCATCTTCGCCAACAGTCACATCAAGACTAGGAGTGGCAGTGTTGTCATCCACTCGATTGATGCTGGACTTAGGCTTTTTAAATTTGTCAGGAAGGAATTGACGATTGATTGATTCAACAGTAACGATCTCAGTGGGTTGACCCTCTCCATCACGGACGACCACATAACGGTCAAGAGGATACAACTTAACACCACTCGAACCCATGTAGACCAGGACATTCCCGGTTACAATTAGATGTTTCATTGCCTGATGTAGGACCACACGATCCTGTGATTCAGCAATGTGTTGCATGATAACCCGTTCCATTTTGGACAGGCTCAAGTCGATCTCAGATTTAATCTTGACATCTAATTCGGGGTCCGAGGCGAGCTTACCGTCGTTGATCTGAAGCTTAAAGAACGTAGCCGTTACTGGGAACAGACTAAGCATAAGCTTCGAGGCCATGACGTTTGCGCCTTTGGCTCCGATAGACTGCCAGGGCGTAGGAAGCTTCTGTCCATTTACCACACCCGTAGGAGTAAGGAGGTAAGGAAGACTTAGCTTCGCACATTCCCTAGCAGTATCGAGAAAGATCGTTCTGTCGCTTGCTAGTCGAGCGTAGCGTGAAGCGGCAGACGAGTTTTCCATTGTTGTTTAAAAAATTAAGTAGCGACATTAAGTCCGGTTGTACCGGTAGAACCATAAGGTACGGTTCCGTAAGTAGTCTTAAGGCCAGTTGCAGCTTTGCCTTTGGTAGTAGCTTTCTTAGAGCCAATGCTACTAACAACTTTAGCTTGCTTAGTACTAAGAGTACCTTTACCAACACCAGCACTGCTAATGGTGCCTAGCTTGGCACGTTTAGCTTCATACTGGGCTTGACGTGCATCAAAGTCAGCAATCTTTTTATCAAGAGCCGATTGTTGTTTTGCCATTGAAAAGGCAACGTCACCATACGGATCTCGTGGGTCAAACTCACGACCTTCGGTCTGAGCTAGGCGAGCCAAGTCACGTTGGTTTGCAGAAGGAATGTTATAAATAGCACCGCTCTTTCTCATTTGTTCCACACGGCTTGGGTCACCGAGAGCTTCCCAGCGCTGCCTCTGTTGGATGCCATACTCACGGCGTTGTTGAGCGCCAAGTGAGCTTCTCATGGGGGCAAACTTTGGAGCAGGTGCCATGTTCATATAAGGAGAAGGTGCTCCACCTCCACCTCCGCCACCAGGGACAGGACTTCCAGCGTAACACATTTATTTGTCCTCCTTACTCTTTTGGACATTAAGACCAGTAGTCTGTCCAGTAATCGTACCCAAGCTAGGAGTCTTATATTGAGCAGCGCCCTTGCTACGTTTTTTAGCAGCAGAGCGGGTCATTGCTTTACTAGTAATTGTAGCTACCTTTTCACCCACAGGCGCAGGAGGCGGCGGAGGGGGTTCCGGCGGAGGAGGTAGTTCAAATTGTTGTTGTGGTGGTGCTGGAGGCGGCGGTGGTGGCGCAGGAGGTGCGCTAGGGGACATACACATTAGTCTAGTTTTTCTGTGTTTTACTTTTTAAGTATTTGATCACAGCAATTGCTCCAGCTCGATAAGCTAACTCTCGCTCAGAAATTGTGTGCTCAGGAAAACGATCAGGGTATCTGTCTTCAAGCTCAGTAATGAGTCGAAGTAGATCTACTTTACCTCCAACCACCATAGTCAGAGGCAGGGTGTTATCATCCATACTGTGGAAGGTCAACGTTAGAAGCCTCGAAGAACGCAGGCATTCTGCTACGTTGCGTATCTTTAAGACCCGGTGCTTTGCCCCGCTCATAAAGCGAGTCAGACTGGTTCATCCAGAAGTCCTTATCCAGGTACTTATTTTCAGAAGAACCAAGAGAATCCATCACCCATCCAACAGTCGCTCTGCGTAAGCGATTGAGGCTTGATGTGGACTTGAGGCCCAGCTCGGAGCAGACCATCGAGTGTATGGCGACGTGCGTTTGCTCGTCTCTGGAGATGTCGGCTGCTGTACTTCGGATTCCGATGTCTCCATTGAATCGGAAGAAGGGAAGGATGACGAAGAAGACACTGCGCTCAAGGATAGCTGCTTTCAGAATTGGATGCTCTGGTGCGTCTAGCCAAGCCTTGAGGATGTGCTTTGCTTCATCTTCATGCTTCTGGTTTGCACCGTGGGCATCAATGACATAGTTCAAAGCCTGGTCGTGGCGTTCTTCATCCAACTGATTGGATAGCAACGCTTCACGCAAGCCAGGCGTATTGGGTAGTTCGCGTTCAAGCCCTTGTTGAAGGAACTCACGCACAGGCAATTCAAGATGACGAAGCCCAAGGGCACGCTTGAGCGTGTCCTCAGACCCATCAACAATCTTGCCCTTTTGCACAGCCAGAGGCGTCCATTTACGCTTCCGGCTGACAACTTGATCGTAAGGGGAAGTTGCGTTCATTCTCCGCAGGGAATACAAATTTCGTTTTCTGGTTCGACTTGCTTGGGACAGCCACAGTCTGGGTCTACCTCTTCTTCAAAACCAAAGAGGTCACGGAAGTCTTCGTCAAGGGCGGCAAGTGCGTCATCCTTAGACTGAGTATCCGGTTGGACCTGGAGACTGTAATAGAGACTCGTTTGAGGCGAGTTCATCCATTCTTGTAAGAAGCCCCGATCATAGGTAACAACGTCAGACCAGCTGTTGAAGCTGTATCCATGGAAGAGAAGAGTGTTCTGGTATAGACGGACCATACCATCAACCACTTCTTTGTAGGCGTCCCAGCCTACCTCAGATGCAATCTCTACATCCGCCGGGTAGTCATAAGATTGGACTCCAAAAGTCCCACTGTCCCGATCGACGTGACGACTGATAGGAGGGGCCAACTCTGGGGCAGTAGTATAGCCACGCAGATCGACGTTGTTGTAAGAGCAAGAAGCAGTGGGCGCGATGGCAAATGCTCGGTCCATGTTATGGAGGCGAGCGATCTGTGACGACAACTCAATTGCTTTTGCGAGTTCAGATACAAGGCGATAAGCCGGAGTGTCCTCCGGTTGATGAGAATGGAATTGGGTTAGGGCGTTTCCAAACTCTTTATAAGTTACACCGTTCTGGCACAGGAAGTTAGCCAGACCCAGGATACCGAGGCCAACCTGACGGTCAGTCTCAGGGGGAAGGTATTCCCCAGTCTCACCCACACCGGTTTCCCCGTGAAGCTTGACCAGGGAAGTCATTCCATCAACAAAGGCATCCGCAAGTTCTTCTGGTTTACATGCTCCAACGTTAATATGCTGGAGCAAACAAGTTCCACGGCTGCGGAGATAAACCTCAAGGCACACATTACCGTAGATACGATTACCATAAGCATCGGAACGGATCTTGTTAAGCCAGATGTCACCCTTCTTAATGCCTTCCAGGGTAGCTTCAATCAGCTCGTCAGATGCTTTGGTAAGAAACTCACTGTCTACATCAAGACAACGCTTAACCCAGGGCAGCTCAGCTCGTGATGCATTAACGAACTCAAGTGCATCTGCGTGCGTATAATCTAGGTGCAAAACGCATGCACCATTCTTATAATGCCCACCCCGTCGAATAACTTCGTTAAGAGTAGAATAGATTCGACCAAAGGATACCGGACCAGAAGCAGTCAAGCCCTTGCCATTCTCATGTCCCTTGGGGCGGAGCTTGGAAAGGTGGACAGCAACACCAGCACCATTGCGTAGGGCGTGGCTGACGTAGCGCCAGCTGGCTTCAATACCCTCCGGTCCCTCCATGCTGTCATCAACAACAAAGACGGTACACGAGACGGGAAGGCGTGATTCAGGATTATCAATCCAGTTTTGAACACGGCCAGTGCGTGCAATCTTTTGAGGGGTTGTCATTGTCAGATGAGGTCGTCGAGAACAGGAGGTTGGTAGTTTGGTCCCTTCAATACTTTTCCATCGTCACGGCGAAGGGGTTTACCGTCAACGAGTTTACTCATGTTTGACTCAAACACGCGGTTCATCGCAGTGTCTAAGTCCCAGCCACGAGCAGCTGCAAATTGATAACAAACAAAAACCAGATCAGAAAGTTCTTTGAGTTGGTTTACTTTGTTCTCATCCAAAGAACCAAGATCACTAAACTCATGATCGAAAGCTTCGTCAAACTCAGTCCATTCTTCCCGAATAAGGCGGTGCTGAAGCTCGTGAACCGTTTCATCGGAAGTGTTCAGAGGCTGACCCATAGCCACTCGAAACTCGATGGCTTGCTGGAACAGTGGTTTCATTTGGACTGGAGGTGTTGGATCTTGCGGTTGACATAGGCTTGGACCTTGAGCCAGTCATCTAGCTCGGTCTCTTCACCCTTGTACCCTGCGCGACAAATGTACTTAATACAATTGCCAGCAAGGTAGTCCAGGTCTTGATCAATGATAAAGTCCCAGACTTCAATCGTCCCTCTTTTGTAATGACTGGGACTTGATTTGGTCGAAGAGGTCACGGTAGGCAGGGTTTCTCTGAATCTGAAAGAGCTGGATTTCTGTAAGTAATCGTCCCAAAATTCCAGGTCGGAAAGATTGTCGCTCGATCCAGAGTCTGGTTTTGAGTTGAGTTCCTCTGATTCTAAGTGCCACCCATGTGGGTAGTCCGGTGATGAGGATGTAAACGTATTCAAAGGCATCAGGGGCTACTACATAAATGATCAAAGCAACAAGTGCTACGTCGAGCCCGTAGATGATGGAGGGGTCCATAGGATTGGCTCCTTAGTGGTTGAGTTGTACTCACCAGGGCGGAGAATCCGAGCAAGACGTGCGTTGCGAATGGCATCATCAAGTGTCAGGCCTGCTTTCTCGTAAGAGGCAACAACAGCCTGCCATGGATCTTCGGCTTTGGCAAGTATCTTTTCGGCACCTTTCGCACCGATACCAGGAACGCCTTTGTAGCCATCCACCGGGTCACCCGTCAGGCACTGTCGCCAGAACCAGTAGTCAGCTTCTTCAGGAGTTGTATAAGTCAGCTCGTCACCATTGAAAAGGTTACAGCTGATCTGTTTCATGTCCTTGTCAGGACTAACAAGAATAAAATCGCGAGGATCGAGATGACATTCCAGACCCAAGGCGTCGTCGGCTTCAACGTTTTCATAACGGATTGTCTTGTAATGATGTTTGCACCATTCAAGAAGCCGCTTGTACCCGACAGGCTTACGCTTGGTGCGTTTCCCTTTGTAATCAGGGTCTACTGATTTGCGGAAGTTCTTACTATCAGAGAAGAACAACAAGACACGTTTAGTGTCGAACCGCCTCTTTAGTTTTTCAATCTCACCTTCAAAGCAACGCAGTACTTCTTGGAAGTTACTAGCAATGGTGATGAGATCTTCGCCCCAATCCAACTCTTGTTCGTTGACTTGGCACGTTCGGTATGCGTAGAAGTCCGCGTCAATACGAAGCTCTGGCTCAATGACAATCGGCCCAGGTTTCTCCGTCTTTTGCTTCCCCTGCGAGTGGGACTTTGAGGTCGTAGTATTCGCCCGCTTGGACGATTGACCATTCGAGCGCGAACTTGACATCTTTGGTTAGTTGTGGTTTGACAGCGAGTTGAATTTCATCATGGATCCATCCAAGCCATTGATAATCAACGCCCCAGACGTAGCCGTTTTGTTGGAACCAATCGTAAAGGATTACATTCCACCGCTTACAGGCGATTGCCCCAGCACTTTGCAAGCAGTAATTAAGCGCTGCGTGTCGCTTCCCCTGGAGTTTGATTGGCCTGCCATCCAAGCCAACAATAATGTCAGACTCAGCACGACGCCCAATAGCGTCAAGGAGACCTTCGAGTCCTGGAATTGCTGCGAGAAATTTCGCCCTAATTTTTTTGCCCAATTTTTTGGCATCAGTTTCGCTTAACGATTTGTCGAGACTTGTTCCGATTTTCTTATCGGATGCCCCATAAATAAAGGCATAGGTTAGGGTCTTCACCTCTTTGCGGGTACAGCCAACTCGATCAGCATTCTGTTGGTGAATGTCTCCGTTGACTACAACGTCAGCGAACGCACCACCATCAAAGTAACTGAGATAATGACCAAGCATCCGCAGCTCCAAGCCGGAAGCATCGGCAGCAGCCTGACGCATACCGCTACCAGGACCAAAAAGTTGACGACAACGAGGGTCTGAACTCGTCTGGCCAAGATTTGGTCGGGAATGGGCGTTGCGTCCGGTGTTGGTTGCAAGCTGGCAAGTATGGTGGATCCTTCCTTCGTTTGTGACCATTTTAAGCCACGCGTTTGTTCCGTCACTGAGCTGCCCGAGGGCTTTTTGTAGCTCAAGAATCCGAGCAAAGATGCTGGCTTCTTCTGTGCCGATGGATTGTAGGACTCCTTCGTCAATCTTAGGTGCTCCGGTATCTGTGAATTGATCAGGCTTCCAGTCCCTCCAATTATGGAAAGCCCAAGCGATGTGCTGGCGGCT